GCAGCACTAGCATTACTATCGGGCAATGCACAGACCAGTGCAATAAATGTTGCCCGTATATCCAGAGATTTAGGGCCCGGATTAGTTAGTTTATATGGCGGATTTGAAAATTTAGGATCTGCTGTGGCTGATTATATGGCCATGCAGACCATGGTAGGTAAAGATGCAGTCAGAGATCAGGAAGCATTGACCCAAGGAGCCAAAGCATATTTGTTAAATCAAAAAGAATTATCAAATTTAACAGGCAAAGATATTACTAGGCTCAAGCAAGAACAAGAAGCAAGGTTAAAAACAGCAGCTTACCAAGCTAAATTAGGAGAGATGGGGCCATTGGCGGCCCAGCGAACTCAAAACGCAGTCAGTCAAATCATAGCCAAATACGGTGATCAAGCAGGACAACTGGCCATGGAATCAGTGGCCCGCGGCGGCGATATAATTAGTGAAGGTGGTTTAAAATTTCAAGCAATGATGCCAGAACTTGCTAACGCCATTACTCAAGTACTCGATGCAACTAAGTTGAGCGATGACGACTACAAGCAGCGGCAAGCTGAAATATTTGCCAGTACTGCTGATATTGTTAAAAATTATCAAGTCCAATTTAAAGATTATTTAGAACTATTTGCGGGTGGCCGCGGCCCTAGTGATTTATTTAAAATGCTAAATGATACAATTGCCGCAGGCATAGCTTCGCAGAGCGCACAACGAAACGCAGTAAAAGCACAAGAAGACGCCAGTGAATCTACTAAGACTGCATTGGAAAAATTACCAGATATAATGGACACTGCAATTGTATCATTAGAAGATTTTAAAATAAAAATGAATGATTTGACTATCAAATATCTGCCGACCACGGCAACTGCATTAGAAGCGGCGTATACTGCCGCAGATTTATTTGCAGAATCATTGAACAAACTTGCTGATGTTACAGACTTTCTAGTGGGAAAGATGTCTGCTGCAGAATTAGCAAAACGACTTGGACTCGCAGAAAACGAAGTGCCCCCGCCAACCGGCCCAGCCCGACCTGGCCCACTTGGACCTTTGCAGCTACCACCGGGATTTCCTAGCGGAGCACCGCCCACAGCACCGCCCACAGCACCACCAGTTGTTCCACAACCTCCGCCGCAAAGCTCGAATGAAGCGCCTACTCCAGTAGCTGATGCACGCCGTCGCGAAGACGACGACCGTCAGGAACAACAGGCTATATTACAAACGGAAATTGAAAATCTTACTAAAGCTATTCTTGCCATGGCAAATCCGACAAACACACAGCCAGGTAATGAAGCACAGACTGGGGTAATGGCATCTATGCTGGCCGAGTTAAGAGATCATTCGTCGAAACTAGACAGAATAAGAGATGCCCTGGCTTAATCAGGTAAATATCTAACTACAGAGAACACCAATGAGCTGGAAAAAATACTTTCGAACTACAAATGTTGCAGGCGCACTGAGCCCCATCAGTGGCGGCCAAGCGCCACAATTTGGTTATAAAAATTACCAAAGTAACCTGCCAGAAGTTTACATCGGCCATCCAAACCGTATTGAGCGTTATAACCAGTACGAGCAAATGGATATGGACAGCGAAGTTAATGCTGCACTGGACATTTTAGCTGAGTTCAGCACACAGGCCAACGATGAAAACGGCACCAGCTTTGCATTCCATTGGAAAGAAAAGCCAACTGATAATGAAGTTAAGATCATCCGTGAGCAGCTAACACAATGGGTCAGCTTGAACGACATGAAC